ATACGTTTCTCGTTCTTCTTGTCATGGATCTTGGCGATGGCACCGGCCAAAGAGGTAACTACACCAATGGCAGCACCGGCAGACGCACCGATCGGTCCGAACATGGAACCGGCTTTCGCACCACTCATTGCAGAACTTACAGTGTCCATAGCCACACTGAAGCCTTCGGCTATCCCGCCGAATACACCACCGAACGAATCTCCGAGCTTCGAAAACGTGTCAGAGAGGAACTGTCCGGCCTGCATGATCTCATTCATGCCCTCCTCTATTTCTGCCAAACCTTCTTTTAACTTCCTGGCATCACTTTCAGAGATAAAGACTTTTTTCAGGCCATTTGAAACTTTATTAAAAGAGGTTTCCATTTGGTCGGCTTCACGGCGGACATTGGCTATTTCATCCTTGATGGCCTTCAACTGATCCGGTGATTTGCGAAGCACATCGAACTGTTCTTTGGTAATACCGAATGAATTATCAGATGAATATTCCCCTCTTTCAAGAAAAGACAAGAATTTTTCCGCTTCATCCGCAATGGCACGAATAGAGGTGATATTCTTTTTACTCATATCATCAAACAACCGGGTGATGATGGAGGTGCTCTTTTGGGCTTCATTATCCACGTCCGCCAGCTCTTTCTTCATACCTTCTGCAAGGGAAAGCCGTTCACCTTCTGTTGTGGCCTTTACTATCTTCTCATTATAAAGTTCCGTGATAGCCTGACGCTTTTCCAAATATGAACCATATTCTTTCAGGTATTCGTTCATGGCGCGTTTCTCTTCCTCCAGTTGTTCCTTATTCACATTGGAGGTCGATTGCTCTCGTTTAACGTATGAATTGACCAAAGCGGTATGAATCTCGACCGTCTGTTCCTGTGTCAGCTTGCCGCCTTGTGCATCCTTCCACTCTTTCTCCTTGGCGAGAATGGTTGCAATCTCATTGTCGTAGTCGAGGTTTATCTGGGCTATCTTCTTTTCAGAGCCTTCTTTCATAAGGTCGATTTCGGATTGCTGATTTTGGCGGCGAAGGGATAGGAGTTCTTCGGTTAGTTTTTTCTGCTGTTTGATTTGATTTTCAGCATCCTTATCTTTCTTATTGGGATTAGAATATTTGTCTATTTGAACCTGTGCCTCTTGTATCTGTTTAGTATATTCATTCCATTCTTTTGAATTTTTCTTAGAAATATCCAAAGCATCACGAGCGGCTTCAGCATCTTTCTTTAGCTTTTCCCAGTAGGATTTATTTCTTGTTTCTTCTTTTGTGGTTTCAATTTTTGTATCTGATAATTTTCTTTTGAAATCATCTAATGCTTTTTGTTGACGTTTAAGATAAACCTCTTCTTCTGCAATAGCTTTATTATTGTTTACGGTTAAAGGAATACCAGTTGAAGGGGACACTCCAATAAGTTTTCCGTTCTCTTCTCTCAACTTCTTTAATCTCAAAATAGATTCATCTATGTTTCGGATATAGGAATCATAAGTATTTGTGTCACGCTCTTTGTTCAACAACTTATTTGCTTCTACCAAATCAAGTACAGCTAACTCTTCCCGTTTATATGCACCTGTTATTGCTGGAGATAGTTTTTGCAATTGTTCGTAAGCGGATATTTTGGCTAATTCCGTTTCTGTCTCATCTTGAATTACACGTATCAATGATTCAACTTGATTCTTTCTATCGGTCTCTTGTTGAATCATTTTATCCTGTTCGTCATTGAATCGTCTTTGAGCTTTTTCTGCCGATGTAGTACTTTTAGACATGGCCCACATTGTAGAAATAAGCCCTGCAGCCACCGTAGCGACTGCAACGTATGGATTAGTTATCATGGCTGCGTTTAATGCTAATTGAGCCTTACGTGCCAATATACGAGCATTAGTAAGTCCTATCTCAACAAGAGTGTGTTTGCTTTCAGCTATTGAAACAAGCATTACTGCGGTTCTATATGCACCGTATGTAATAACCAATCCTGCCAATACTTTACCGATAGTTTCATAGTTTTCAATCAAAGAAGTGGTCGTCTGAATGCCCTTCATAATAATATCTTCCGACTTCTGACCCAATTCATTGAATGCAGTATCCATAGCATCCTGCATCATGGATAACTGACCGTTGATAGTTTTTGAAGCATTCTCGGACATATTATAAAACTTACCACCTGCCGAAGTAGCATCTATAAACGCTTGTTGTACCATTTCTGCGGAAATAGCCCCCTTAGACATCTCATCTTTGAGCGTAGCAATAGATTTTCCGGTCTTATCTGCCATCATTTGCAACGGATTAAATCCTGCATTAATCATCTGGTTAAGGTCTTGTCCCATCAACTTGCCAGCAGCTGACATCTGAGAAAAAGCAAGCGTAAGAGAATTGAATTTCTGTGTATCTCCCATAGATACATCACCAATAGCCTGTAAAAAACGTGGCACTTTCTCCGCCTCTATGTTGAAGCTGAGCATCATCTGTGTTGCAGCCGTGACATCGGAGAACTCCAACGGTGAAATCTTAGCATATTCACGGACTTGTGACATAAGTTCATCCGCTTTTTCCTTGTTACCTAAAAGAGTCTGAATTGCCGTGTCTGCTGCTTGGAACTCACCACGTACACGAACCATCTCTGAAACTAATGCTTTCAATGTAGCAGCACCACCGATAACCCCCAACGCCTTTTTCCAAGAAATCGCAATGCCATTGTTACTTTTTACTACTTCTTTGGATTCATTGTTATAAAGGGCATATTCGTCACGAAGTTTCTTTACAGACAGACGTGCCCCAGCTTGTTGTTGTGTCAAGTCGAACAAAACTGCCTTCTCTTCATCCAAAGCCTTACGGACAGCATTATATTCTTCCAATTTCTCATTAGCAGACATTGGATTTCTTTTCAATGCAATACGATAGGCTTCCCCAAGTCGTTTCACATCCGCTTCTATGTCTCTAATTACCGACTTTTGAGCGATAATCTTTTCTGATAACCCGTTTACAACTTGTGAGGCATCAAAAATTTTCTTTTTAAAACCTTGATTTATCTCATTACTGGCACGTACAGCAGATAAGACAAGAGAATCCAATTCTTTCGTATTTTTAGCTAATTGGACTTCCATTGCACGAAAAGTAGCCGGGGATGTATTACCATCCATTCCGGAAATAGTAGCTTTCAGCTTATCTATTTCTTCACGTAACTTAATGACTTTTTGATAGTCAGCTTCTATGTGGAACGCTAATTTTGGCATACATTAATGTTTTGGATAAAAGTACATTAGACAAATGAAGTGATAGAATTTCAATGAATAATAGATATGACAATAGAAAGATTGTCGTGAAATAAATCATAGACCCATCTTTTGTCTCATAAGATCCTTCCCTGACATTTTCTTCACCTCAATCTTTTCTTCATTATAAACACCTCTTGGTTTATCATCAATCATTAAAAGCAAAAGGAGATAAGGCAGCTCCTCATAGACTTCTTTATAAGAAAGATGTAGATTTTCCATGAATGAAGCAATGCTTCCTGCGATGGTATTGCCTCCTATTATTTGGGTTTTATTGTCAGATTTGCCAGCTCCATCGCGAACTGGCAGACTGCGAAAAAATCACGCCCTGTGATTAGTTCAAAAGCCACAAAATATGCCTTCAATAACTCTTCTTCTGTTCCAGACAACAATTGTCGTTCAACGCTTTCAACTTTTTCTTGGAAATCTGGGACATCACCAACAACTAAGAATGACAGTCCTTTGATGATATTTTCTAAATTGAATGAAGCAATACTCATCAATTCCTGTGCAGTCCCATTTTCAGGTAAATCAACTTTACTCAAATATCTTGTGGCCCTCATGATGACTTTAATAGCCGGTGCCTTGATTACATATACCGTCCCACCTATAATAATCGCCTTTCCATAAGTATTAGAAAGCAGTTCTGATATATTTTTTGAAACTTCACCCATAGTTCAAATAATTAGAGGGTGATTGCTCACCCTCAATTAGATTAAAGACTTAAATATCAATCTTGCGAAGTGGCATCTTCTCCGTCTTCCCAGCGTTCAATAGGAACACCTGTTTTTTTCGGTTTCAACGCTGTAAAGACAAGAGCTAAACCGATTGCTTTTTCATTCGGTTTACCAGACGCTGAAACACCAGCACGTGGAAAAATGATTTTCACGCCATCTTCTGTTGTTGCAAGGACGGTAAATTCTTTTGTTTCCACATGGTCGGCACGCTCCCATGTGCCCGGTTTACCTGCTGACCCCGCCGTAAACTTACCACCTTGGAATTTAGCCTTAGTTTCAAGATCATACATACCAATAGAAGCATTGATCTTAACCGCACCCGGCTTCTTTGAGGAATAATAGGTATTCCCAGCCACATCTTTATAATCCTTAACCTCCGGATCTTCATCCTCATAAGTGAAGGTATCCTCATGAACTACCGGGACTTCTTCAAAAACAGTACCCTCAGAGCCATCTTCTCCAATGGGGGCGACCTCCAATTTTTGAAGGTTTACAACAACGACTTTTTTATTTTCTGCCATAATTATTTTACATTTAAAACTTCAAACAAAACACTAACATTCACATAATTGCACTTCAAAGCAGTATCCACTTCTGTACCTATGCTATAAATGGAATAGCGATAGAAAGAACCATTATAGCGACCTGTACTTCTTAATATACTCATAGCCATTCTTTCAAGTTCATTCAGTCTAATAGAGTTCGCTTCGTTCTCACTTAGATTGGGAACACAAAGGTTCACCTCAGCAAAAGACTTCTTCCAATACGTTCCTGGTTGCTGTTTCTTGGTGTGAATAACAATCCTTTCAGAATGCAACTCACCTGTCAGCGTTTCACCATAAGGAACAATATCAATACCGAAATCCTTACAATCCCGATAGAGGATATTCGCTATGTCAGTAGTTACTATCATTCAAATTCTTCCTTTAATCGTCTCTCTGCATAGAGTGCGGCACCACTTAAAACATCAAAACCTTTAGATTCCACAAATGAGGCATATTCAGCTTCGTTTTTCAGTGTCAAACCATTCTTATCGACATCGTAATCATTGGACGTTCTCAAAGTGAGTGTATGGTCTTGATAATCGCCATTTTCCTCTGCGAACTTCACGGCTTCATCTCCCACATCAATCATCTTCTTCTCGACTTCCCATTCTCCCTCATCAAAGAAATCATCGACATCAGAGAAATCAAAATCTACATCCATAATTCCGAATAGTTAAAATAGTTCGTACACTTCACCATATAAACCTCTCCTAGACCTCTCACGTTATCTCCATCTATACATCTGACTTCATCGCCTTCCTTGACAGAAATTCGCTTTTCACATACAACGTGGTAATTCGGTCGGTACACTTCTCCATTGACTGATGTAAACTCTTTTGTTGAATTATCATCACAGCGGCACTTACACACCTCCTGCCAGTCCTCACCACCTGTTCCGGGAATGGGTCTGCCAAACTCATCACGTTCCATTTCGGTGATAACCTTTACCTGCAATATGTGTGGAGCGAATATCATAAGAAAGTCACTTTAGGTTTACTACTCAGTTCGTCTTTCAAACCGTACTGTTTACACAGCCATGAGTACAATTTCATTAGACTATCAACATAATTAGACCAAGACACAGAAAATCCGCTTTCGCTGACCGAAGATGGATTTTGTATCATCCACGGAATTTGCTTGGCACAAGCGACCTCTAATCTTGCCCTATTTTCCTCGGCAAAAGGTTCTTCGCCATCCAATCCCGTTCTTGAAAGTATATTTTCAACTACAAGATTAGACGGGGGATTCTTATCAAATACGCTTAATACAAACTCCTTGTTACTCATGACTGTTATCAATCAATATGGTGTAATCAGCTTACTATATGCGGTATAGCTATAATGCGTGCAATACTTTGATTTATAGATGTATCTGAACGGACATTTGGGAACATTAATTCGTATCCCTTGAATAGCCGCTTCCTCTTTTATCGAACACATCATAGCCGGGTTATTTGCAACCAAGAATATAGTCTGTGGCATGGTTAGTACAACACAATCAGCCGGAGCCGTTTCCAAAGTGATAGACTGAATATCCGGCAAACCGGCATTAACCGATGGATTCACATATTCACACTTAGGAGATTCCACACTTGCTGCCTGCACGCTCAACGAAACCAAAGACATCATTAAAAAGCCACACATGGCAAAAATAAAATTCTTCATTTCTTTTCTGATTTATAAAATTAGACAATGGAAGGGTAGAAGCACTACCCTATCCTTTTACTCGATACCTAATGCTTCTTTCAGTTTGGCTGTTGATTCTTCATCCAGTTCTGCAACCTTAGCCAAAAGAGTTTCCTCTTTCATATTGCCGGAAGCCTGCGCACCGATAGATTTCAAAGCATCAATCAAAGTTTTCTTCTCAAACTCCTTTTCAAAGAGGGAAATTTTCACCTCTTTCTTTTCTTCAGGGGCTTTCACTTCGGGATTTTTTGCCTCAATCCGTTCAGCAAGTCTGCGGCTTTCCATATCCAGCACACGGGCTTCCTCACCGACTTCAATCACTTCACCGGGAGTATAATACTTTCCGGTGAACTTGTCGCGGAAAACTGATATAACCTTTACTTTCATATCCTACCCCCTTATGCTGATTGGATGGATGCAATTTCGCTCAAATCGAAATTGGTAATCAAATCTGGATTGGAAATCTGCGGAATCCACTCTGCCGTATATTCCATGTAGCGACCGTTTTTGTCACGGTAGTTAGAGATAAGCATCTGCCCCTCTGACGGGGTATAAGTACGTCCCTGTACCGGGTCTGTCGCTTCATACGGGGTATGATGGCGCATATAACCAATGTTGTCAGAAGGTAACAGAGTAATACGGTTATCCGCGTAAATCTGCACGTTTTTTCCCGTCTGGTCTTTCACATAGTCCTCCTTGATTTCGATGCGAGGCAGACCGATGCCGGTGAACACTTCGGAAGCCAAAGAAGAGGAAACCAATCCCGTACTCAACTTCATTTCGTTGCTGCCGAGAATCATCTTGTACTGCTCACCAAATTCAGATGAACCAAGAACAAGCTTGTTGAAAGATGCACGAGTCATAACCATCTTGGCATAAACGCCATAGTCCGGTGCCAAGGAATGAAGTTCCTCTCTCAAATAAGAGATAAACATATTCTTTCCGTCCACAACCACATCTCCACTTTTCGGCTTGATAAAATTGAACGGAAGGGTAATCTCCAGCAGTTTATTATTGGTCTGACCGGAAGTGATTGCAGCATCCTTGTTGTAAACGGTGGCTTCACCAAGCATCAACAGCGCACCGACAATAATATCCATACGCTTGTGGGCGGCAAGGGTAATCTGACGGTAGTCGTCTGCCAGGAAGTTTACAATCTCTTCCATTGCAGCCTTTTGGTCGGCTGGCTTAGCGGCATTGAACTTGTCAATCAAATCCTGCAATTCAGAAAGACGGTCAATAGACATCTGATAAGCATCACCCAAATAGGCAATCTCACCATATCCGGAACCGATGTTCCGACGTTCACGGATGGGTTTCTCTCCAAAACGCGAATTGATGGAGCCGGCCATAACTCCAGTTACAGAACCGATATAGTCTTTGAACACACGAGTAGTCACTCTGCGGAAAGTAAGATACTGCTGCCAATAGATTGTGTCCTTGCGTGTCTGGTTCACACGTCTGATGATAGCGGAAACAATGTTCGCATCATCGAATAATGTTTGAATCGTTAAAAACATATCCTACCTCCTTACTCGTTAAATTCAAACCATCCCTTCATGTTGGCTTTATCGTTCTCGGAGAACGGCATAACCAATTTTGAGGGTTCAATTTCTGCGGCTGTACGAAGCAATGAAACCAATGTGATTCCGTCCTCAACCTTTGTACGGTTAAACAGAGCCGAATTAGCTACATGCTTTTGTTTTAAACCATCAACTGCAACCGCATTGAATAATACGGCATCTTTGGCGATATTCTCACCAAAAGCAGCCTTAATAGTCAATACATCATAACCGGCATTAGATTTATCAATTGCCGTTACTTCTGCGCCTTTCTTGCCGCTTCCGACAAACATACCCACATAAGCCAAAGAGTTCTTGGCTACTTTGATAGACAAAGCCTCTCCACCAGTGGTATAGGCTTCCACAACTCTCACATTGATTACCGCATAAGCGAACTTGTTTTTCAAGTCCGCACAAATCGGTGTAAATCCGGGAAGAAAACTTCCCACTACCAGGTTCTGCGTATCAAGTTTGAACGGACCACGTCTACGAATGCCGGTCTGGACATCGTAGCGTTCCTCTTGCTCAACGGGCGGAACCAAGTCATACTTAAATCCTGCTGACATAATTAATTCTTGTTTTGTTCAACAATAGTTTTCGTCCCCTCATCAATCATCTTAGCGATAGATTCAGATTCTTTCTCAATCTTCGCTTCCGCTGATTCGGGAGGGGTTACGCCTTTGAAGCCGTCATTTGCGAACTCCTGCTTCAAATCCTTGAAGTATGCGTCCAAGTCCTCATCGTCCTTGATGGCGCATCGTTTGGCGTAGTTTTCGGGAATACCATACTCCTTTGCCTTTGCCAAAATCTGCTGGCTACGTGTTGCTTGAGCCTTCTCCGTTTCAAACTGTGTTAGCTTATCAGAAAGGCTCTTGTTGGAATCAATTAAAGCTTGCGCCCATGCAGGCACATCGTCTTTATTCTCTTCCGTTTTAGTGGTTGTGGTAGTCTCGATTGGCTTACCGTCTTTAAGGTTATGTTTCTTCTCGTAGTTGGAAACTGCGGTCTTGGAAGCATCCCCGGCACGGAAATCACCATAGGAATTAAGCACGTCCGAAAAATTGATACCCTCAATAATGGAGTTTACCTTTGTCTCGTCCGTTACACCCTCTGCCTTCTTAGTGGCAATGCGGGTAAGAATAGCAGTGTCCACCCCTGCGAATTTCTGTTGTAGCCCTGCTAAGATTTGTTCTAAGATTGTCATACCGTATGAATTTGATTTATAAATTTCTACGGTAAAATTCGATCTTAATAAAGAGAATGAGAAATAATCAGGATAGTTATATACGACAATCAGACTATTGTCATAAATATGACAAAAAAAGGCGTGAAACCGAATGAATCACGCCTAAAATATAGTAAGATAGTATGCCTAAAGTTTTACTTCTAATTTTTGACCTGTCAAATCAAAATACAGGTTTTGAAGTTGATGGAGGGATTTCACTTGTATATTGTAATCGACTCCCTTCAAATGGAAATCTGCGTCCAACTCAAACAAGGGACTATAATAAGTGACAACTCCCCATTTATGCTTTTCAAATCCACACTTCAACAACAGTTCTTCTGTAAGAGGAATGGGATTAAGGTTCTCTACATAGGTACGAAATACCGCTTCTGATGATATTCCACTCGCTTCATATTTTGGATATTCAATCTCACTATATCCTATTTCTGTTATCTTATATGGAGTTTTGCTATTTTGTAAATAGACATAATTACCAATTTTCAATTCTCTAACATCCACCATACTATAACAAATTTATAGCCGATAACTCCTTTGTCAATGATTGAATACCCCTCTGAATTTTCTCTAACTGCTGCCTGCGAGGTTTGTGAACTCCGGCAGCATAATGCCACAACTGGCGTTCATTGATTCCTGTAATACGGCTCAATGCAGCCTTAGTAAAGATATTACTGTAATAGTTGATAAAAGTAGCAGCATCAATCTTAAACTTTAACTCAAATTCTCCAGAAAGCACCTCACAAGGATTAGAGTTATCTTCCAAATACAATTCGATAGCCTCCTTCATGTTATCTTCCAACTCCTTCATGTCGTTACCGACTGTAATGACAGGAGCATCTTCAATATAAGCACTTAAGTTCTTTCCTGCGTGTTCTACAATAACTTCTACTGTTTTCATATTACCTCCTTTTTTAATTAAGAGAACAAGGGGGCTACTTTAGCCCCGCTTGTCTCAAAATGCTGTAATAAGTGCCTTTCTCAACGCCTTTGCTGTTATGATTCGGTACAATAACCACTTTGCCGTCTTTCTCAAACTTCATGTGACTACCTTTCTGACTCTTTAGAACAAAACCGTTTTCTTGCAACATAGTTACAACGTCTTTAACTGATTTGTAACTCATAACGCTTTGGACTTAATTACCATGCAAATATAGTAATAATACGAATATTATCAAAGCATTTATTCGTTATTTTACTATGAATATAAAAATAGCGGTAACTCCGAAGAATTACCGCTAACCATTCTATTTTTCTTATACTAAAATTATAAACCTCGTAATTTTTCTGACTAAGAAGCATTTTTCTGTTCTTTATTTCCGATTTGCTCATTCTTTGCTGCTTGTTCTTCTTTTATCTCTGCAATTTCTTCTTCGATGCGGTCAATATTTCCAGCGAACATTACCCCATGTCGTTGTGACCATACACCACCCGACACAGCTTTTACAGCTACATTGACTTTATCTTCTAAATTGTCAAGGCGATACGGAACAACTTCTGTACCAATATCTATCGTTTCAGATGCTTTGTTAAATTCAGATGGATTTATAGAGCCTAAAGCAGAGACAATGAAGTTTACACGTCTTTGCAAGAACTCACCTATCACCTCGGCATGATTTTGAACTTGCAAATGTGTCGAAAGGAATACGTAATCGAAAGCCACTCCCGACAAGGCATTTCCAGCACCGCTCAACTTTTCAAAACTGATTTGCGGTGTATTCGTCATAGAATATGCTTTCTCAAAGAGGGTTTCTACCTCAAATTTTACGGTGTCATTTGCCTGATTCCATGTCAGATACTGAGCATCCGCACCCTCACCTGTAAGTTTAACCATTCTATCCTTAACCTTACCCATGAAACCCTCTACATCACCAATTAGCTTCAACAGCGGAAAGAAATGGTAGTCTATACAATCAGCATAATTGGATAATAATTTCTCCAACCGGACCCGAAAAGTCTTTATCTTTTTGCAATAAGGTTCGGGACGATAAGCATAGAGAACCGGTAGTTTGGGGAATCCATGAGCAAAAGGCGTTCTTTCTTCATACCCTTTAGACAAATCCCATTGATAAACCATTTTGTCCGTGATAGTCATAAAGCAGGTGACCTCCGAATCATCCATGAGTTTCTTTTTATACTCACGTGAGAAAGCAATCATTTTACCTTCATCGTTAAAGAACGGG